TTTAATAGTTCCATAACAACACCAGACTTAATCTTCTCTGAACTAAACCCTGGAATACTTGAACCTTTACCAGAGATTAACCAGTTAACTAAACTCTCGTAAGCTACTGGGTCCATGATACATGAGATTTTATCTTTAAATCCTGCAGCTTGAATAAGTCTTATAGCTCTATTGAAGTCTTTGATTATATCTGCTGCATAGTTTGCTGCATCCCATTGGTCTCCACCCACAGCAGTTGTAGCGAATGTTTGAATGTTAGCTCCTGCTCCTGCAATATCACTCATGATAGCATATAGGTCAATGTCTCTATCTCTAATAATTCTTTCAGTTATGTCTCTAAGAGTTGTTCCATAAACATCTATGTCAGCGTCGCTTATATCTTCTGCATCCAAGAAGCCCTCTACAAAATATTTCTTAACATAAACCGTATCAGTATCCCAACTCACTTCCATAGTTGCTGGTCTTGAACCAGGAGAAACATTCTTAGTAGCTGATGGAGAAGTTAAAGCTGCTAATCTTACAGGGTTTTTAGTCCAATATTTTTTACTATCCCCTTTAATAGTTGTTTTTTGAAATTCATTTAAGAAATTATAATTAAACTTTTCTACACCCTGAACGAATTTATCAATGTCCAATCCAAAGATGTCTTTTTGTCCTCGTGTATCTGCCATTATTCTTCTTCCTCCTCTTGAGTTTCTTCATCTACTGACATAACATTACCTCCCCTGTTCCTTCCGAAGTGATTTCTTCTAAAGTCTTTCCAATAACTTTACCTAAAATATGTTCTGCACTTGTAGCTAATCTAATTAAGTTAGGTCCTGATGTTGCAACGAGTGAACCAGCAGCAATAGTTGGTCCAGCAGCAGCAGTCATTCTAAATATATCTCCAGGTCCTGTGAATATAGATAATCTTGTTCTTCCGTCAGTGGCTATTTTTTCTCTCCTCGCTATTCCTGCAATAATATCTCCTGTTCCTGTATTAGTAGCAGCAGTTCGTGGTCCAGAAATCATACAGATAGCTCCTTTTTCTATAGCTGTTCCATCTGCAACTATAAAATCAATAGGTTCACTTCTCTTCAGAACTAATGTAGTAGCATCTGTCATAACTAAGGTTACCTAAGTTCCTATTTAAATCTTTCCTTCTTTCCACAATTGCCAAAGTTTTATAAAAATTGCAATAAATATATAAAATCTGAGTTCTGGGTCTATCATAGTGCTTCGTGTTTGATGCCTGCTTCATTAATCATGTCTATATCATCTCTATAACCAAGACCTAAGACTCTGATATTGTTCTTTACTAAAACAAACTTATCTCCATCTGGTTGTATATCAGGAAATCTTTTTAATCTTAACATCTTTCTTAATGCCGTCGCTGGCATACCTAAAATATTAGTTCCTATTCCATCAACACGACTAATAGCCCTTGCTGGTTGTAGTGAGTTAATTACTGCTTGTAGATGTTCTCTTGGAAATACATAAGTATAGAAACGCCTTGGTCTCAATGCTCCAGGAGCAAGAGTCATCTCTTTTCTCCCGTCTGCATGAGTAATCTCCATTGGAAATGAACGTGTGTTTAGGTAGTTTTCCATTGCATCTAAATCTGGTTTCCATCCCTCAGCTATAAAATCAAAGTGCATCTTATTTATCTAATGCAATGGCTTTACTTAACTTTTCCTCAGACATAACTAAACAGGCTCTACTATATTTCAAAACATTTTCATAATTTGAAATTTCAGTCTTAAGATTTTTTACTGTATTAGTCCAGTAGGCAACATCTTTAGAAACAATAACTATATCATTCTTTTTTGTCATTTGTTATTTTTCCTGAAAGAACATCTTTAGCATATTGTTCATCATCTACTTCTTTCTTAACTGGCTGTTGTCCTGCTTCACTTACTCCTCCAACTGCTTTTCTTGCTGCAAGTGCTTCTTCTCTATCAAGTATCTTTTCTCGTCTTTCGTTTTCTCTTGCCTGCCTTTCTGCAATTTGGTCAGCTCTGTCAAGTTCTGTGATTGTTTCTGACTGAACCCCTGTGCCTTCTGTCTCAGTTGTAGTCTCTGCTCCTTTGTTAGTTTCTTTTTCATCCATTTTCTTTTACCTCCTTACAGAGTTAAATTATTTGATTTTAAATTGTGGCATCTGAACACCGACGATAAGAGCTATAAGTGCGAAGATAATACTTCTCATAGTTCCGTTTATCCCGTTCTGTATAGCTACGATTTCTAACAATGATAGGCATACTATTGCAGTGCAAGCGACTTTCCAATCTACCTTTTTTTTTTTTGTCATTATTTCGGTGCTTTTACAGAGCCTTGCTCTGCGGATTTAGTTGTGATTTCAACCTCAGACCTTTTGCCTTTGTTAATTGCTCCATCTTTGCCTTCATCTTCTCCTAAGTTTTCTTCAATTCTTGCAGGGAACTCGAACTTAATTTCTAAACCTAATTGTGATTTTATCTGTGCTTCTACATCTCTTTGCTCTTTTTCGATAACTTGCTGCCATGCTAAGTAAACCATTTTTGCACTTGCTTCTGTTGTTCCAGCCTCGATAGCCATAATAAGAGCAGGAACTCCTCCGCCTTTGATTACTTCTTCTGTCCATTTATTACGCCATACCATTGGGTCAATAACTTTACCAACTCCAACACCAGCTTCTAATAGAGAATAATCCACTGCAGTGTTTGGGATTATTAAATTGTCTCCTGTGTTCCATGCTGATTTTTCCTGTGCCTTGAATGTTGCCATTGCTGTTGGGTCGTCGGTGTTAAGTTTCCAGATAACCAAAGGCACGACAAACCTATGAAACATCACAGCCATATCTTCATCAAGCTGTTTTATTTTATCTAAGAAAGTCATTAGAGTTTCAATGTCTCCTGTTCCGTGGATTTCATCTGCTGTTCTATTTAAACATAAGTGAAAGATTTGGTCTAATTCAAAATGTTGTTCTTTTCCATTTACTAATCTTTGTTTGTAGCCTTCTAAAATTCCTTGAGAATTTATTATGTGCCCCATACTTCCAGGGTTAAGAGGTTTTAGATTTATTATTTTTCCTTCTTTTACAATCTCTGCATAACTATCTCCGTTAATGTGTTTTACTCGAACTTGATTATCTATGATTTCATTAAAAGTATCTTTACCCCAACCTTTTATTTTTTCTAATATTTTAGTAGTTCTTGTGTCTGCTTTGAAACCTTTACCAACAGACCACATTCCTACTTTGTTCATAACTGATTTTGTGGAAATGTGTTTTTTATAATATCCATTATAAGTTTCCCATTTATCATTTACCCATTTAACATCTGTATCTATTCCTGCTCTATCCACATCTTCTGACGCTGTTGTTTGGATTGATAGAGACTGGTCTAAGCCTGAACTTGTTGTTGTGTTTTTTATATCCATTGCCATTTTAATCCTCTGTTGCAAAATCTGCTGCAACTATTGCCCATTCGTGTATTGTTATTTCTTTACTTGCATCTGTTCCTGTTTTTCTCACTCTAAAGATTAACTTTTTACCTGGACCTTTTAATAAAGTAAATGCGTTGGGAGTTATGTTTTCTGTCCATGTTGCACCTTCATTTGCACTCACATCAAAGGCTGCATCTAAAGTTGTATCTTCACTATAATTAACTGTAAGGAAAATACCATTTATAATTCTTGTTAATGTTTCAGTTGTGGACATTCCCCATGGTTGAACATCTCCAATAGTTGCAGCGGTAAATTTAGTAAATCCATCAGCCTCAAAATCTGTGTCTGTATCGATTGTTATATTTCCTCCTCCATCTGCCCATGTGATTGTTTTTGCAGTTAAAATAATTGCTTGCATATTACATTTTACATAATTTCCTGGAGCATCAACATCTTTTTTAAATCTACAATCTGTAGGAGTATCATATTCATCTGCTTCTAAATCTGTTCCTGTTACGTCATGAACTGCAATATCTCCCGATGTTAGTAATACTGTCCCTAATGGAAGTTCCCAGTTTATATCTCCGTCTCCTGCTCCGCCCATTTCATCAATCTTTATTCTGCTCCATGAGCTTACTTTTAGATTTGTTCCAACTGCAAAAGTTCCTGTTACTGCTGATTCTCCACTATCATATCCAGATGAAACTTTTAATAATTGGCCTTTCATTCCAACATCTTCTGCATCTGAAACTGTCATCGCTGTTGGATTTGTTATGTAAGTAGAAGAAGCCCTTGGGTCTGTGCTGTCTGTTCCCCAGAATAAAGTCTTTAGAACTTGTGCTCTCTTTACTGCGTCAGTTCCTGTTGTGCAATATAATCTCCAAATGTTTTCTGTTGTGCTTTTATAGATTATGCAGTCATTAATTGCAAAGTCTGCTGTTGCGGAAATACTATCTGCATAAATATCTACATAGTAAACCATATCTGTATCTGAATATTTAAATGTTTTTCCTACAACTAAAAATCCTGCTTCTGTTTCTACTTTAGAACTATCGTCGAAAGTATCAAAGTGGAGATTCTCAAAGTTAGGGACTCCTGTGCCGTTTAAGTTAGCATCCCATCCAGCGTAATCGTTATTGAATATTGTTTGACATAGATTTTTGAAAACATAGGCTTCTAAAGTTTTAAATGAAGAAGGAATTATTCTCGGGCCCTGAAATACCGAGACTTCTGCTTCTCTTGGATTGCTCTTAAATCTATCTGGGAAGCTGAATTTATTTTTAATTGCCATTTAAACTCCCATGAAATCCTGGACATCAGATTTATCTAATAATTTTTCTATAAATTCCATTCTTGTAAGATGTACTGAAACCATATCCTCTGCTTCCATCCTCGAAGTGTAGCCTGCCATATTGAAAAGAATTAATTGAACTGCTGCATTTCTTGCTGCCCACTCTGAAAACATCACTTTGTAAACTGCATTTATAGAAGCCCAGTTTGTTAAGACGTCATATTTTACAAGATTAGAAAGATAAGCTGCTGCGTAGTCGTGTAGAAATTGATGGTTTGCCGTTACATCTCCAGTTGCATCTACGTTTTCTCCAGCCATAAACTGCATCTCTGCAACTGTTACTATTGTGAAAGCCATGCTCTATTTAGAATATGTAGGGTTTTAAACTTTTGTCTTTCATACAATAGGCGGCTCTTTTCAATGCTTCGAAAATATGGCTATAATTACCGTATATTTTGAGTGCGCCGTCGCTGTAATCACATTGCATAGAGCGTAAAGACTGCCGAACTCGTGGGTCATCGAATAATTGAATTTTTGCGTTTTCCATCAAATTTTTAAGATTTATGGACATATCCACACCTAAAAGGGCTTTTTTTCGTTCTTTTCCGTCTATTCCTATCTCTATTACTCTTTTAGCATTATTCAATCCTTCTACTTTTCTCTTGGTTTGAGGATGTTCTAATAGCGGGTCTAAAACTCCAACACCCATACCGCCATCGTCGAGATATATCTTTTTGTGGTTAATAGCTCTGTCTTTGTGCAAAATCAACCTGACCGTGTCGGTTAGAGTTTGCCCCTCTGGTATTTCTAAATCAAACATAACTAATCTTTCTCTATTAATTCTATCTACTGAGAGAAGCACGGTTTCATCTCCCCCCATCCGCGCTATGTCTATGCCCTGGAACTTGTCTCCTAATGGCTTATAACCTTCTTTTCCAGTGGAGATTAAATCTATTAATTCGTCAGATATAAAACGCTGGATACCTCCAACAAAGAGACCTAAGTATTCTTGTTGGTATTGTAACTTAGTCATTCTTGCTTTCTCATCTTCCAGGAAGATTAGCATCTGAGTTCTCTGTGGCTCTACTCTCTTGTCAGCAACATCTTCTGTGTTCACGTGAATTCTTGTAAATTTCTTATCGTAGAAGCAGCGAAAGAAATATCCGTCTGTGCCAAATGGCGTGCTTAGTAGGTTAATTGTTCCGCCTGTGGTAGCCAGCATAGGAGTAACCGCCGCCCAAACATCCTCTTTAATAAAGTGTGCCTCATCTGCGTATAGTTCATTAATAGTATATCCTCTTATTCCGTAGCCACTATCTCCTGTTGGGAGGCAGTGAATTATAGAGCCGTTCTTTAGTTTGATAGTGTGCTTAGTTGGGCGGTCTTTGCCTTTTTTAATCATCTCCTTATGATTGTTGTAGATGTGGGATAGTATTTTCTCAAAGAGAAGTAGGGCTTGACGTTCTACATGGGCGATAACCATTATAGTCTTTTTGTCTTTGACTGCAGACTCTCCAGCCTTAATTGCGATTACAGTTGATTTCCCAACCTGTCTGCCAGAGCAAAGACAGAGATTGCCCTTTGTCTCCAGGACTTCTTTTTGCCATGCGTCTAACTCCATACTAATCTATGATATTGTGGTTTATAAATATTTTCTAAAATTTTTGGGGCTTACTACCACAACCAGTTCCGAATAGATTTCCAAAATCGCTTTTTTTGCTTTTTTAGCTGTTTTTTGTTGTTTTTGTATGTTTTTGTTGTTTTAGATGTGTTATTATAGTAGAATGTAGTAAGAGATAATGGTTAGTATGCAGATGATTAGGATTATTGTGTTATTGTGTTCTTGAATTAGCTTTTTTGCCTGTTTTTGTTGATATTTGTTATACTGATTATACATTTTTTCTTATTTTAGCTGTTTTAGTTGATTTTATTTGTTTTGTTTCTTTTATTTAAGTTTCTAATTGATTTTTATTAACTTTTATTCCTTTTTAATTGTTTTTATTCTTTTTTGTTTATTTTGCTTATTTCTATTTATTTTGTTTCTATTTAGAAGCTACCGATGTTTGATGATTACATACCCTACTGCTACTTGATGAAGTTCCCCCGAGCGAAGCGAGGGGTATTATATTCCCCCTTCCCTTTGGGAAGGGGGCAGGGGGATGGGGAGAGTTCTTTAATTAATCAATCAACAAAGGGATTATAAATAAGCGAGTGTAAGTGAGCGTTTTATATTAGTTTTGTTGGCAATTTGGTTGTAGTTAATCAAATG